AAGTACCTAGCTAAATCGGCCGGAATGATTGAGGCTGAAAAGCAAGGTGATACGACTGGAGAGATTTATAAGGCCTATCTAAGTCGAGCTCAGTATCCGCTATGGGTTCAGGACGCATTACGCACAATGATCGGGTTAGTTTCAAAGCTTGAGCCGAATATTGTGATTGAAAGTTCTCTACTTAAAGGATTGATAGAGAATGCAACAAATGACGGTTTTGGGCTTAAACAGCTCTTTATTCGCATTTGTTCAGAGTTGCTAGAGTTTGGGCGCTGTGGGCTGCTTGTCGATGTTGATGCTAAAGGAGTGCCATATTTCGCCTTATATGATGCGTTATCTATTATCAACTGGAAGGAAAACAGTATCGGTGGTCGAAAGGATTTAAAACTGTTAGTGCTCGAGGAGCAATTTGATAATAGTGAAGATGAATTCGGGCACGAAACTAAAACGGTTCACCGCGTTCTATCTATGGATGATGGAGCATTAGCGGTCCGATTGTTCGATGGTTCAAATGTGGAGGATAAAACTCCCGATCTCGGCGGTAATCAACTTTCTTTCACACCATTTGTTTTCTGCGGTGCCACTAGTAATTCTCCGGATGTAGGTACCATACCGCTTTTGACAATGGCCAAGGCTGCTCTGAAGTATTACCAGCTCAGTGCAGATTATTACCAGTCTCTTCACCATACGGCCCATCCGCAACCTTGGATTAGTGGCCTTGATGATGACGATGATGATATTAGCGTTACTGGTGTTATGGCTGTCTGGAGTCTTCCTCCAAATTCACAATGTGGTTATTTAGAAATTTCAGGTAACGGCATTGAACTCACTAAAAAGGAAATGGATGCGCAAAAGAATTCAGCATTAGAAGCTGGGGCTAAAGTAGTTGATACCAATACACAAGAATCAGGTGAAGCGCGCCGTGCACGGCAAGACGATCAGCAAGCAAGTCTTCACAGTATCGTGATGTGTGCAGCTGCAGCAATTGAACAAGCCATTAAGTATGCAGCGCAGTGGTTAAAGCTTGATTCGACAAAATATTCATTTACAGTTGAACCTGAGTTTATTGTGCAGGTCACGGATATTAATCTTGCAAAACAGCTTTATGAGGGTGCTATTTCAGGGAAAAACTCTTTCCGCACATATTGGGAATACCTGATGACAGGTAAATTACCAGCTCACGACTATCAGGAAGAAGTGAAGCGGGTAGAAATAGAGCGAGATAACACTCCTTTGTAGAGGTGATGTATGGCTTCAAAAGAAGATAAATCATTGATTGAAGTACTTACCCAACATCAGGCGTACTTATATCGGGTGTCTTCTCAATCTGTTAAAGAGCTATTAAAAATCTTTAATGATGAGTCAATATTAATGTTGGCAAAGCTTCGGGATTTGCTTGATGAATTAAATGATTCTGAAAAGATGGCTCTAGCAAGTGGACAGTACACAACGTCAAATCTGAAGGAAGTTCGTGATCTGATTGCTCAGTGGTTTACTGCAATAAACACTGCATTACCTGAAGCTTTCGCTGTTTCTGCTACTGCCTTGGCTGTTTATGAAGCCAATTACATGGCGAAGCTATATGGCGGCAAGATCAAAAAGCCAAATGGTGAAAAGGTATATGCAGCAGCTAAAAAAATACCATTGGTAGGTGGGGCTCTTGTTGATGATCTGCTATCAAGAATTGCTGAAAATGCCCGTCAAAAGGTTGAGTATGCAATTCGGGATGGTATCAACTCAGGTAAAACAAATCAGGAAATAGTTCAGCGTATTCGCGGCACCAAGCGCCTTAATTATGAGGATGGGCTTTTAAGTAGCTCTAAGACGGATATTGAACGTACCGTAAGAACAGTTCGTAGTCATGTTGCTAATCAAACGTATTTAGATACTTTCAAACAGTTAGGTTTTGAGTATGTTCGTTTTATTAGTGTATTGGATGGAAGAACATCTAAGCTTTGTGCTCATTTAGACGGTACTGTCTGGAGGATTGATGATCCGGCAAAACGTGTACCGCCGTTGCATCCTAATTGTCGCAGTGAACTAGTACCAGTTAAAAAAGATGGTCAACTTATCGGTGAACGGCCATTTGTAATGGACGAACGTAGAGTTAAAGACATCCCCAAAGAAGAGCGAAGCCAGTTAATAGGACAGTTAGATGCAAACACCACATTCAAAGAGTTCTTTAAGAAAACAGATGATTTCTTTCAAAGGGAGTGGCTAGGGCCAAAGCGCTTTAAGCTCTATAAAGATGGGAAATTTGATTTTGATAAGTTCTTTGATCCTGAAGGCCGTTTCTATAGCTTAGATGATTTGAGAAAGTTGGATGAAAAAGCTTTTAAAAAGTTGGGTCTGTAATTTTTCTTATGTTATATTTTTTAAAACATCAGAATTTATACAATATGAAAACAATAGCTTTTGTATGTCTAACCCTAATTTCCATCACTTGTTTAGCTGAACCAAGTCAAAAATATCTTAAAGAATATGATCGATTGTCTGAAGCTTTGGAGTCAGCAATGGCAAATGCATATTCTTTTGATCCTGCAACTGGTCAAGTAAAACAGGCTACTCAAGGTTTAGAAGCTAAAAATAATTTATGTAGAGCTGCCCAGGCGAAACTAAACCTCACCACGTTTTTAAAAGACAATTTAGAGGAATCTAAAGAGCTTTATAAATCTATTGATGGTGCAGAGACTCTAGATAAAAATTATCTTAGTGGACAACAGCAGGAACAACAAAATCTCGTTTCAAATTTGAAAAAAGACCTTGTTGGAACTGGATTTAACTGTGAGTAATTATTGCCGATTACAGGTAATTCTAAACTCACTTAAGACACAATTTTCACCTATATAAGCGCCCAAATGGCGCTTTTGTCATTTATGGAGTTTGGCTTATGAGTGAATCAAAAGTTAGACATTTGGTACTTAAAAGAGTTTCAGATAAATCTTCTCATCTTGCTCTTTGTGACGAGGAAACAGGTATTCCATTAGCTGGATTAACCGCTGTAAAAATGAATTGTAGTGTTTTTGAGGGTCCAGCGACTATCACGGCAACATTTGATGTAGGTGGTCCTCAAGGCATCCGCTTAGTTGGTGACGAACCTAGACAAAAGGTTTGGGGTGCAAAGGAAACGTAGCGAAAGGTACTACAAATGCCTGAAAAGCAAATCAATATGTCAGATGCTCAATATATTCTGAGCACAAAATGAATTCTGGTGCCATTTCTTCAAATTAAGGTTTCAAGCCATGGCAATTTATGGTTTTACTTTTGAAAGATTAAAAGCAATTGCACTCATCAAATAGAACTTAATTTTTAACCATAGCACCTTCGGGTGCTTTTTTTGCGAGAAGAAAATGCCAAGCCCTATTATCCAATATTTCCAATATGAACATTTACCTGAACATTTGCAGCAAGTTAGTAAGCCAATTGGTGATTTAGCTCGGCAAATGGATGAGCAACTTCCTGACGGGCCTGAAAAATCCACAGGATTAAGAAAGCTACTTGAAGCAAAAGATGCATTTGTACGCCAAGCTTTAAGTAAATAATCATTTATAGAAATGAAGCGTCCTAATGGGCGCTTTTTTAATGCCTGAAGCTAAGCAGAGGGTTCAACAATTAAACCCGCTAAGCGGTATCTCTAGGAGATTTTTAAATGCCAGACGAAATCAAAGTTGATTTGGAAAATCCTGAAATTAAAGCAGCTATTCAAGACGCCGTTGATGAAGCTGTTAAAGGTCTTAAAGATAAGAACGCTGAACTTATCAAAGATAAAAAAGAGTTGAAAGATGAACTAGGTTCATTGAAATCAAAGGTTGAGGGTTTAGATCTGGATGCAATCAAGGTCCTGCTTGATAAATCAAATCAGGATGAAGAATCCAAACTTATTGCAGAAGGCAAGATTGAAGAAGTTATTCAGAAACGCACTGAGAAGATGCGTGAAGAGCATGACAAGGTTCTTAAGGCAGAGAAAGAACGGGCAGATAAAGCTGAAGCTTATGCCGAGAAATTCAAGAAATCAGTAGTGCAAAGCCAAATTGTTCAGGCTGCTATTGAACTTGAAGCACTGCCAGAAGCGACCCCTGATATCGCCTTTTTAGCTCAGACAAAGTTTGCATTAGATGAAAACGGCAAAGCTGTGGCAGTTGATGAAAACGGGGAAGTAGTCATTGGTAAAGACGGCCAAACACCGATGACCCCAAAAGAATGGGTTGAATCTCTACGTGAGCAAAAACCGTATTACTGGCCTAAGCCTAATGGTATGGGCGCATCAGGGAGCAACAATTCAAAAGGTCAGCCAGACATTCTCAAAGCAGATGGCTCGGTAAATATGACCAAATTGGCGCAATTACGAAATGAAAACCCGCAACTAGCTAAAGAGCTAGCGGCAAAACACGGTATTAAACTTTAAGGAGTAAAGCCTAATGGGCGACACAAAAATTGCTGATGTAATCGTACCCGAGTTATTCACTCCGTACGTATTAAATAAAACTGCCGAAAAGTCTGCATTATGGCAGTCAGGCATTGTTGGGGAGCTAGATGAAAAAGTTGCTTTTGGTACAGAAGGCGGTACTACAGTAAATATTCCTTTCTGGAATGATTTAAGCGGTGAGTCTGAAGTACTTTCAGATGGTAAAGCTCTTGGGGTTAATAACATCACTGCTGGTAAAGATATTGCGATTTTGCATGCCCGTGGTAAGGCATGGGGTGCAAATGATTTATCTAAAGCTTTATCTGGTGATGACCCATTGGGTGCGATTGCTGATCTTGTAGCAGATTACTGGGCTCGTGAATTTCAGGGGTTTACCGTAAATACACTTAAAGGTGTATTTGGGTCTGCAAGCATGGCAGGTAATACCCATGACATTTCGGCTGGTACTGGAGCAGCAGCCGTAATTGATGGTCATTCATTTATCGATGCATCTTATAAACTGGGTGATGCTGTTGATAAATTAACAGCGATTTCAATGCACTCTTTCACAATGGCAGCACTAGCCAAGCAAGGTTTAATTGAAACTGTGCGTGATGCTGATGGTGTAGTGCTTTACAAAACTTTTATGGATCGCCGTGTGATTGTAGATGACGGCATGCCTGTTGAAGGCGACGTATTTACTTCTTACTTGTTTGGTTATGGCGCGATTGGTTTCCAAGATATTGGGGCACCGGTTGGTGTAGAGACAGACCGTGACAGTTTAGCGGGTACTGACATTCTTATTAACCGCCGTCACTTTGTACTACATCCTCGTGGCATTAAATGGGCAGGTGATACAGGTATTGCACCTAATAATGCCGGTCTTGCTACAGCCGGTAACTGGGAACGTGTCTACGATCCTAAACAGATCCGTATTGTGGCATTCAAGCACAAGATCAAATAACAAAAAGGCGGGTAACACCGCCTTATCTTTTTGGAGATCCACATATGGGACTTTCATCATTTAACCGTGCACGGGAAAAACAACAAATGACAGAAACAAAAATTGCTGAACTCGAAGAACAACTGGCAACAGTAAAGGGCGAATTTATTGCCTTTCAAAATGATACGGAAGCAATGAAAGCACGTATTGCTGAACTTGAATCAGGTGAAGGTAGTCAAACACCTGAAGATGACCAAAAACCAAGTGATACTCAACCACAACCAATTAACTATGCAGGCCTCAAAGTAGATGAGTTGCGTGCGGTCTTGACTGAAAATGGCATTGCATTTGAAGCAGGTGCTAAAAAAGAAGAACTTTTAGCATTAATTCCAAAGGAATAAACCATGAGCTTTATCACTGAACAAGAAGCGATAGAACATGTTGAAGGCTTTGATGCTTTATCTGCCAGTGATAAGGCTCAATACCTCCAAATGGCCGAGGCATATCTATTAGCACGTAACGTTAAGCCTTACGAGGATGCTACCCAAGTACCTGAACCTTTAAAAACAGCCTCATATCAAATCATCAAGGGGATTATCAAGGGTGATCTATATCAAGGACAGGAACAGGTACTAAAACGCAAGAAAGTCAAAGCTGATACGGTTGAAACTGAAAAAGAATATCAGGACGGATCAGTAAAGCTTAGTGCGATTGAGCAATTCATTCTTGATTTGATTAAGCCTTACAGCAAACGAAAAGCTGTATTTTTTGTCAGGAAAATCTAATGGGCTTACGTGACGAAATTCAGGCAGATATTGCTGAAGCATTTAATGATGATTTAGCAGATGCCGTTCATACCTTTACATGTGAGCGGATCTCAAAAACTAATTGGGATCCTAAAACTGAAACTTCTATTGAGGTTAAAGAAAACTATTCTGGTCGTGGCGTTCTGTTTGGCTCATACAGTCACTATGAGATTCAGACGCTTGGAGTACTGGCCACAGATAAAAAGGCTACAGTGCTACAGAATGAAATTACCAAAGAGCCAATGATTGATGATGAGTGGCTAACAGCCTTAGGCTCATTTCGGGTAATTCATATTCAACAGGATCCAGCCTCTACTATTTGGAAATGTCAGTTGAGGAAGGTATAAGCTTGTATTGATTAATTTAGTTGATTTAAGCTATATACCTATTTTTAAAATACTTTCTTGGGGAAATTATGGGGTATATCGTTAAATTAACCGATTCTGGTAAATATTTAATTCCAGACAATGAGGGATTGCTTACTACAACAGATTCAAAAGAAAAAGCTGTAGAATTTGGTCAAATAGATGATGAAGAGTCTGCTAAGTTAACTGCCCATAGTTTTAGTGGTGGAATGACAACTGGCGTTGATTTCATAATTGAGAAGGTGTAATTAAATTATGGCAACTCAAGCATATGTAATCGTCATTGAAATCCCAGAAAAGAAATGCCCAAATGTAAGAGGCAAAGCTAGTCTAATTAAAGATGGTAAGGCAAAAGTTTATCTTTCAAATAATACAACTTCTAGAGATGCTGAAAATGGCTTTGACCGATATGGAGTTACAGGTGGTCGAAATGCTGTAGTAGTAACTGAGGCAACATTTCCAAAATACGAAGAAGAAATTACTAACTATCTTAATCGAAGGTTTGGAGAAGACTGGTCTTTAAAATTAGAAAAGTGCTCAGTTGCATAAATTAAAACCCACTTCGGTGGGTTTTTTAATGGGCGCAATTTAGGAGTTTGAATGGTAAATACAAACTACGTTCCTTTGTGGCATATCTCACCATTTCAGCATGTGCATTACACATTAGTTCGAAATCAACTGCATATGGATTTGCTATTTGAGGACATGAATAAGGTCGATCAATTCTTGTCTATTGAAGGGGCTGCAGCTCAGGTTGATTTCTATTCCGAAGGTGCATATGCAGTTGTTCAGCTTGGTGATACTTCAGAAAGAAATCAGATTGAAGTGTATGGATTGCTTTTACATGAAGCTGTTCATGTCTGGCAAAAGATTAAAAAGCTCATGGGTGAACGAGAACCGAGCTCTGAGTTTGAAGCTTATTCAATTCAGGCGATCGCTCAGGATCTCTTTAAGATGTATGAGGAAAGCGAGGTTAAAAGTCATGGGGTGGAAGGGGAAAAAGCCGACTAGTTTTAGTCTTGATGTGTCTAAAGCAGCAGAAGACCATGTAAAGAATATTGTCATGGATACCGTGCAATCCTTAGTTAATTTAAGTCCGGTTGATACTGGTGCATACCGTGCTTCACATATTGTTTCGGTTGGAGCCGCTGATTACGGTGTACGTGAACCTGAAACGAATCCTATTAATGATGCAGCGATTCAGGCAATGAAGATTAAGTTAGGCAATTTAGTTTATATCCAAAACAATAAAGCTTATGGACCGCGCTTAGAAAACGGCTGGTCTGATCAAGCACCACAAGGTATTTATGGCCTCACTTTTAATTTTATTTCTCAAAAGTACGGTGGCTAAAATGGCAATGACTTTAGAGCAGACAAGGCAAGCTATTATCGATCGTATGCAAAGCTTTACAGGTATTACGCAAGACAGAATCCAGTATCCAAATTTACCAGGCTTTAATGTACCTAAAGATGGTGTTTGGTGCCGCTTAACGATTGCAGGTGGTCCCAGTTTTACTTCTGGCATTGCAGATAAGCCATGTACACGCCGTACCGGTAATATCATGATTCAATGCTTTGCACGTCCCAATTCAGGAATAATCGAAATCACAAAATTGAGTGATGCATTACTTGCTCATTTTGAATATTACTCAATCGATCATCTAGAATGTTTGAATGGCGAATCCATCTATGCGGGTAAAGATGCTGATTTCATTCAGTATAATGTGAGCATTGGGTTTAAGGTGAATTGATATGTCATGTATGCTGACTTTAGAAGAAATCGAAATTAAACGGCAAGAGCTGGAACGACATCTTGAAGATGTTATGGCTGTTGAACTGAAGAAGTGGCAAAGCGAAAATAAGCTTTGTGTTTCCGATGTGAATATACGTTTGGCCAATGTGAATAGTCTTGGTGGAACTAAACATAATGTAGTTACTGGAGTAAGTGTTGATTTAGATTACAAACCTTAAATTACTTTAATTAAATGACCGCTAAGAAGCGGTTTTTTTATGCCTTATTCACTACCACCTCATCGGTGGTTTTTTTTATGTCTATAGGAATCACTTATGAGCAATTTTGTTTTTAAGCGTGGTGACACTTTCAACTTAAATCTGCAGCTAGTTGATATGGATGAAGCGCTGCAATATCCAGCCAATGATGTACGTCGAGCAATCGATTTAACGGGGTATACCTTTACTTCGCAAGTTAAAACTCTGGATGGAACCGCCGTTGCAACTTTCACTTGTACAGCTTTAAACCAGAGTACACAAAAGGGGTGGCTAAATGTTAAGTCCGGAGCAAGTACTGCAGCGTGGCCTTTGGGTCTGTGTCAGATGGATATCAAAGCTGTGGTGAGCGGTACTACTCAGCATACAGAAACTTTGACTTTTCAGGTAATTGACGGGGTGACTGCATAATGGCAAATCTTTTATTTAGATTTAGTTGGGACCACCGACCTTTTGTTTATAACTCATCTCAAGGTAAGCGGCAATTTATGCTGCCTTTTGCTTCGGGCATTCCAAACCTCACTCCAGACTGGACTCAAGTTACGGGCTTAGGTACAGCGGCAACAAGAGGTGTTGGAGTAGAAAGCGGTAATGTAGCAGCTTATGGTTCTTATGGTTTATCTAACTTAGGTTATGGTGGATCTCCAACTTCAGAAGCCGGAAATGATATTGATGCTGGTTATAAAGCAGGGGGACAAAAGACTCGTTTTAAGAATGCACCCACTAGTATTTATACAAATCCCTATATAGCTGCTTATGCACCTTCTATCGTGGTTACTCGTGGAGAATTTACAGGTACGGAGTTATTTTTACCATATTACACCTCAACACGCGCCAATTGTATGGCTGTAATTGCATGGAATTATGTGCCATCCACTGACACCTTAAGTAAAGCAGAGCAAATCGTTTATACGAGCAAGAACAATATCGTTTATACGACCGATAACAGCGCGACCAGCGGCAAATTGGTTACTGTTGAGACTTCTGGCGAACTTCGCTCCAAGGGGTTCACTGTTGATTCGAACGGGGTTTACAAGGCAGCTTCACCGATTGCAAGACTATTTGCTGATTCACTTGAACTCAATGAAGATGCCTCAAAACAGCCGATTAACTTTGAAAAGTTAGGTACAGGTGACTACCTGATAAAAGGTTCTCTCGGATTTGCTAAAGAGGGCTGGTACATTGAAATGCCTAAAGATGCTAACGGTAATGTTCTTGTTGCTGTGTCATATGAGCAGCATGAAGATGGGGATATTGCAGTAAAAACCTACAAGAAAAAATTTGATATCGAAACAGCCTCAATTATTCCTGATTTCGATAATCCTGTAGATATTCCAGAAACTCGCTGGATTGATATTCGATTGCATGAAGAACCCGAACCAGAGCCTGAAGAACCGTTGAGTGAAACACCATTGGAGTTCCAGCCGACTAAATTATCTCAGGCAGTAGCTGCAGCCTTGAATGGTGTGGAACCGCCAGAGATCTCCGACACAGATGCAACATATTAAAAACCCGCAAATTTAGCGGGTTTTTTATGCCCATTTTTTATAACTGCCCGCTGATGAAGCGGGTTTTTTATGCCTAAATTTTGGAGAACCATAAATGAGTTCAGGCGCAAAAATTCGATTATATGCTTGTGAGGAAGCAGTTTTAGGAACTACTCCGGCAAATCCAGTCTGGTACACTGTTCGCCGTGTTACTGATAGTTTGACTGAAAACGTTACTACTGAAGATAGCAGTGAAGTAGTTGATTCACGTTTTCGCCAAGGTGCTGTAGTAACGGAAGCCGAAGTAACTGGTCAACTAGAGTTTGAATTATCTCTAGGTACCTTTGACTTATTCTTAAATGTTCTAGCATTCAACAACTGGGCTGGTAATGCTTTAAGTTTTGGTGGTGGAGTCCGTAAGTCACTTACCTTAGTAAAAGTCTTTGAAGATATTGGTCAAGTCTTTATTTATCGCGGTATTCAAGTGAATACAGGTGAAATGACGATCCAGACCACAGGCAAAATCACCGGTAACTTTGGTCTTGTAGGTAACTCATTTACGCGACAGCAGGTTAATCCTGTTACCAATCCTATTCCAGCATCGACTCGCCCTCTGGTGAGTATGCCGAACGTTGAAAAGCTACTTATTAATGGTCAGTCAATTCAAGGTAAAGCTTGTCTGCAGACACTCACCATCAACTTTAGTAATAATCTGGAAGCGATCCGTTGTATCGGTTCGGGCAAGTACACGCCTGAGTTCTACTTAGAAAAAATGATGGATATTGGTGTAAATGCCAATTTCATGTTTTCAGCAACATCTGCTGCTTGGATAGATGCCATTAAAACCCGTGATGTATTTACATTGACCTTTGATATTACAGACAGCAAAGGCAGTAAGTACTCGTTTAACTTCCCGCAACTTGAAGTTAAGGAAGCAAATCACCCGGATGGTGGTGGCGATGACATCATTACAATAGATATCAATTTTGCCCAAGTGCGTACTAGTCCAACGATTGTACGTGCTCTTGTGTAATCAACTTAATCAATAACAAAGCCTATGGAATCCCATGGGCTTTTTTATTTCTAAAAATTAGAGGTTGCTATGGCTTTAAAAGTCGGAATTATTAAAAGCTCGGATGTTTCTAAGTGGTGTGAATATAAAGGAACTGATGGACAGGTATTGGCAGAGTTCAAAGTCCGGGGTGTCGCGTATAAACCCTTTCAGGTAGCAATAGAGCGAGCAGGTAACCAGATCTCCTCTAAGGGTTATGATGTAATGGTCAAAGATGAAAACGCTAAGCTCTACCATGAGCTGTTGATGGATGCCTGTGCTGCTCATTTAATTGAAGACTGGAAGGGCGTGGTATTTGCCGAAATCGTAGCCGGTAAAACAGTGGAGTCCGAAAAACCTTATACACCTGAGAATGCTTCGAAATTATTGAATATGGGTGATATCGGCATTCAAATCTGGTTGTTCATTAAAGAGCAGGCCCAGAAGATTCAAGAAGAAGCCGACAAGGACAAGGCTTTAATTCTGGGAAAGTCATTGAGCTCTACAAATACCAAAAAACGTATGCGTCGAAAACGCCGCACGAAATCGAGCAAATCAAGTTCTTAGGCGGCCGTATTCCGGATCCGCCAGAATATTCGTATGCGGCTGATTCAATTCTTTCGGCATTTAGCACTATATGTCGATCCAGACGTTATGAGCAAAGCATACCGTTATCTTTAGATCAGCAGGCTATCAATGTCTATGCTGAGCATAATGATTTGCCAGTGGCTGCTCATATTTTTAATGACTGTATTTTTGCGTTGGATAATTTGTTTTTGGAGGAGTGCCATAAGAAGATATCAACCAAAAGCAAAGGTAAGTGACCAAATTAGGTATTGCCAGGGACTGAAAAGCCTAATTTGGTCAAAACGTCAAACAATTAAGCAGTTGCTCTTAAACGCGACTCAAAATAACGCAGTCGATGTTACAAAATACTTGATCTGGATTGACAGAAAATTACCTTTAAGGTGTTGCGCGTGATTATCAAATGATGAATAATCACCTTACCGTCAATATTTGACGGTTCAGCATTCTTTTACTCTTTCCAAGAACCTTGGTGTTTGCTTGTATGTGTTTAACATTAACTGAAGCTAAACAAAAACTTAGAGCATTTGCTAGAGATACTAGCAAAATCAAGTTAACTGCACATGCAAAAGAAAGAATGAAAGAACGCTGTATCTCTATGAAGCAAATTATTTGCTGTTTTGAGCATGGAGATATTACTGAGGGGCCGTACCCAAATACTCGTGGTGATTGCCAGTTAAATGTTTCTGTTCGCACTGCAGGCGAATACATAACAACAGCTGTTGCAATCAAGCAGAGCGAGAACGGTGAATTCTCAGTAGTAGTCACTACATTTAGAGAGTAGGCTAAATTATGTATCACTATGAAGAATGCGGTCTGAGCAATATTTGGCTGCGCAATGGATTTACAATTGAAAATGATGAAGACTATGGTGAACTCGTATCTATTGAATCTGTTCATGAGCTTCATAATGCCATTGGGTTGTTCTTAATTACGCAAAAGCCTGACTTGAATGGTGAGGAAATTCGTTTTTTACGTAAAGAACTAAACTTGTCACAGAAGAATCTTGCTGGGCTTTTAGGAGTCAGTGAGACTAGTATTAGACATTGGGAAGCTGATCGCGGTTTAATTGGTAAACCTACTGAGCTATTACTTCGTGCATTATATAAAGAGCATGTTCAAGGTGATGGCAAACTAAGAAGTATGATTGAGTCATTAAATCATCAGGAACGAACTTTAGTACCAAGTGAAATTAGTTTTTCATATGGAAATAACCATTCATGGCATCAAACCAATTGTGAAATAGCTTAGTTAGTTTTATTTGATAGAAACCACCTTCGGGTGGTTTTCCTTTATGTGACATTTAGTAACCAGTTTGTTAAAGTTAGTACACTTTATAACAAACGGTGAAATTCATGAAAAAAATATTGGCTGCGGGTTTAATTGGTCTTGGGTTGGTGGGGTGTGGTAAGAAAGAACCAACCGCACAAGAACTTAATGCATTCAAAGAAATGAAGGCTCAAGAGTCAGTGAAGGCCTTATTAAAGGACCCTGGTTCTGCTGAATTTAGAAATATGAATGGTATGTGTGGCGAAGTAAATTCAAAAAATAGCTTTGGAGCATATACAGGTTTTGTTCGTTTTATTGGAACACCTGATCTTACAATAATTGAAAATGAAACTTCTCAAGTAGATCAAACGACCTTTAACGAAGTCTGGTCAAAAGTCTGCAAGTAAACAAATCACATGGCGCCCTAGGCTGCCTTTTTAAATAGTAGTAGTTATTTGATAAAACTAACTTATTTAAATCACATAGTATATTTAATTGGCTGAATAGATATGATATTGGATGACTATCTGGGGCAAGCCGCTAATAGCAAGAAACTCGCACAGATTGCTATTAAAGAAAGGCGTTTTGACGATGCGTGGAAACATTTAAACGATCAAAAAAATTCCTATTTAAAGCATGCTAGTAAGATGGGTTTTTCTAAAACAGAAACACTGGTTCTAGACTCCTCACCACATGAAGATATGGCAAATGTCTTAAGACTAGAGGGCAAGCATAAGAATGCTTTAAGCAATATATCTTACACTTATAAGGTGGCTTATACAGCAAATCGACCAATTATTACATTAGAGAAAAAATTAGAGGCTTATTACAATAGGGCCTATAAAAAACAGCCGTTTAAAAGATTTTTATCATTACTTAAGGCTCTACCTAATAGTGACTATATTTCTGTTCGAGATTTAGTTGAAATCTACTTCCCTCTGTCTCCCGATGATGATGAAGTAGCTTCAAAAGAGGGGAATTTAAGCGAACAGGAAATTAAAAAGGTAAATGATAACTTTTTGAAGCAAAGATCTATTGCTCGCAGTAAAGAGCATATAGGCATTCCACCACCGCCGAGCAATAAGTCAGTTAAAACAGTCAAACCAAGCCACCCTGAACCCAAGTATCCAACTAAAGTTATTGATTCGAAAAAAGATAATAATTTGATTCTTAGCTATCCAGCATCTGAATGGATAATAGGATTAATGGTGGGTGTAGCATTGTTGATCGGGTTGATTTGGTTGCTATCGTAATTAAAAAAGCACCCTAGGGTGCTTTTTTTCTAGCCAAGGAACCAGCTAACTCGGCCAGAAGCTTTTTATCATGTGGTTCAAGTTCTTCTATTTTGGTTGAAATATAATCCTGATATCTTTGACCATTGGTAAGATCATCAAATTCAGATGAGATTTCACTATGAATAAATTGCTCAATAATAAATTCAGCTTTACCTAAGTTTGTTTTCAAATCGGGTAAATAAGAGTCTAACAAGCTACCTTCACCTTGAAGGCCGTATCTAAGTGCAAACTGCAATAGATTATTAATAGCTGTATTAATTGACCCGCCTTGCTGCTTTACGTAAGTAAGTAGATCACTATGTATTTGGGGGTCTAATCTGGCAGGAAACCTGATTAAATCTGATTGAGACATATTTTGTTCCTCGATGCTTGACATCAAGAGTAATATCACTATAAATTATAGTCAAGTGATATCAATTTTGATGTCATAAAAAAGCCCTGATAACTTTCGACGGAGATCAGAGCCTTTTGTCTACACTTATGAGGATATAGACATGTCTAGTTTAGCATTAAGCTTTAACGAAGTGAAATTTAACCCTGTTGTTCGAGATAATGGACAAATTTACCTAACAGCGGGTGAGTTGGCGCAGGCGTTGAGCTATAAAAGTGTTAAATCTGTAAGTAATCTTTATAACGCGAATAAAGATGAGTTCACAGATTCAATGACTCAAATCATCGAATCCGTGACAGCAGGGAATATCGAGGTCACTGATTCAGTGACCTCGAAACAAACACGAAATTTAAAAAAGAAAGTTCGAGTTTTCTCACTACGTGGTTGCCACCTAATAGCCATGTTTGCTCGTACTGCTGTAGCGAAGCAATTCCGCAAGTGGGTACTTGATGTTTTAGATAAAGAAGTTGGCACACCAGTTGCCAAAACCCACAAATCCGAACGTGAACCCCTAACCAATGCTGTAAATCTTCTTGTAGCTAAAACTAAGCATTTGAATTACAGCGATGCTTATAAATTAGTTCATCAGCGTTTCAATGTTCAGCATATTGATGAAATCCCATATGACATGATTCCTGTTGCAGTGGAATATGTTCATCATCTGATTGCGATGTACAGTAGTGCAGAGAAGAAGGCTCAAGGTTCTTTGTTTGATAATGAAACATTGGGTTTGGTTAAGGATCTGGTAGATGCAATTATTTCCCAAAACTTTGTGACAAGCAAAATCTATCGTGCAATACACATGCTTAGTAATGAACAAGGTCACTACTTAGCTGAATATGCGTTTAAAACCAATATTGCAGTTCTAAAACTCACTCGAACAATGGATTTAAGAGGACCTCTTAATAGAAAAATCATTAGTGATGATTTAAAAACCATAAGCTACACAACAGGTAATCAACATTATGGCGACCGTTGGTTTCACCCACTGATGGAGTCAAGTCGATTGATGGAAGTACTTGAAATTTCAGGTAGTCTGATTCGTCACTAATAAAATCAACTTAACAAAACCCACTCATCGAGTGGGTTTTTTAATACCCAAAACAAAACCCCAGTAGCGCTAACTACTGGGGTTTTTCATTCCACCCACCGACGAAAGTAAGAGGAAAGTAAATCTATATGGAGCATTTTAAACCAATAGTGGAGCTTATGAAAGTGTCTATTGAAAAGTATGGCTTATGGCAGACAATTATTGCCTTTTTAATTTTGTTTTCCATACCAATTCTAATCTGGAAATTACCTGAAATCATTGCAGCGATTAAAGCCTAAAACCGACCTATCAATGGTCGGTTTTTTATTACCGAAATTTTGGAAGCAAATATGACAGATAAATCCAAATGGTTTGTTTTTAAGAAAAATGATCAAGTTTTTGGATGTTTCAGGATTAAGCCTTTTTCTGATCCTGAATTTGGTGAGGCCTATAAAATGCTTTGTACCAAAAAAAGTATTTTTAGAATGAGTGCCATGCTATCAGCCCAAGAGTTTGCCAAAATTATCGCAACTCATCTTATACAGGATTGGGAAAATATTGAACTTTCAAAAACAGGAATAGCTGGTGAAAAAGAAACGCGTTATTCGCCAAAATCAGCTTATCAATTATTAATGTATGGAGATCTAGGGGCTGAGATAACTTCATGGATCTTGGAAAAGTCAAAAAGTATTGCCTAGTTAAGTCTCGATTTATTGCCGCCGTTTATGGCGGTTTTTTATTGCCTAGAGGAAAGTCAAATGGCTCAAGAAGCTCGCTTAGTAATTGTTATTGATTCGGAACGTGCGAAACGCACTGCACAAGACTTATCAGTTGAATTGGATAGCATCACCAAAAAAGGGGATTTCGCCTCGAAATCTATGGACCGGATGTCTGTAGCAACTCGTGCACTAGCAGGGTATATGGCTGGTTTATTAACAGTAGGTTCAGCCATTTCAAAGATGGATACATATACTGGATTACAAAATCGCCTTAAGTTAGTCACTAACAATCAAGTTGAACTAAATAAAGCAACGGAAGACACTTTCCGAATTGCTCAAAAAACCTATTCAGCTTGGGATTCTGTGTTACAGGTTTACCAGCGTTTTAGTGATAATGCCAAAACTTTAAACCTCACAATGGATGACACAGCACGTTTAACTGAAACAGTTTCTAAAGCTGTAGCAATTAGTGGTGCAAGCGCAGAAGCTGCTGATGCAGCTTTAGTTCAGTTCGGGCAGGCCTTGGCTAGTGGAACGTTGCGTGGAGAAGAACTTAATTCTGTAATGGAGCAAACCCCAGCACTAGCAAAGGCTATTGCTAAAGGTATGGGTATTACTGTAGGTGAATTACGTTCAGTAGCAGCTGAAGGAAAAATTACTTCACAAGAAATTGTAAAAGCGCTTAGAAATGTAGAATCTGATGTTGATGCTCTTTTTGCTAAAACAGATATCACAATCGGGCAGTCTCTCACACTCCTAAACAACGAGATCACAAAATTTGTTGGCGAAGCAGGTAAGGGAAGTGGTGCGGCACAGGTATTAGCTGGATCAGTTCAAACTCTTGCAAGTAATTTAGATTTAATTGCTGATGGGGCTTTAGTAGTTGGTATTGGATATATCACTCGTGCAATTTTGATGAAGAGCGCTGCTATTAAAGAGGGAATGGCTTCAACTTTAGCGAGCCGCCAAGCATCTGTATTAAATGCTCAAGCAGAATATGCAGAAGCTACCGCTGCTTTGAATGCAGCAAAAGCTCATCTCGCGAATGTGCGAGCAACAAATGCAGAAACCCAAGCTAAATTTGGCGCAACAGCGGCAGCAACTCGATACGCACAAGCACAGGCAGCAGTAACTGCTGCTACAAATGCACAAACAGCAGCTCAAATTAAGCTAAATACTGCAACTTCAATTGCAGGGAGACTAGCTAAAGGGGCGTTTGGATTAATTGGTGGGTGGGCTGGAGTTGCAACATTAGGAGTAATGGGATTAGCGGCAGCCTATTCTTATTTTAATAATAAGGCAGAGGAGGCAAAGCAAAAGCTTGCTGAACAAGCTAAAGTTGCTGAGAAAGCTGATGAGGAGTTAAAAAAATTAACTGGCAATGATAAGGCTAAAGCAGTTAATGATTTAACTACTGCTTTTAATGCACAAAATAAAGCATTAGAGAAATCATCGCGTGCTGTAGGGTCTGCATTAATTGATATCGAGAACTATGCACGAGGAAATAGGGAGGTTGAAAAAATTTCCCAAGAAGCGAGAACTGGAACTATCAGCTATACAGAAGCCATTGAACGTCTAAATAAAATTAAGTTGCCTACAGATCTATATGAAAATCTGAAAAAACAGGCTGCGCAGTATGATGACAATGCATCTAAAGCAAGTTTATCAGCTGAGAAACTTAAATTATTAAGAGTTGAAGTGAAACTTGGAGGTAATGAAGCACAAAATGCGGCAATTCAGCATCAAAAACAAGCGGATGCTTTAGGAAATACTGCTACTGAAGCAGAAAAGGCAACTAAGGCTTTGCAAGATTATCAAGCCAAGCAAAAAGATAGCGTTATTGATTCAATCTATAAATCAGGTTGGCTTGATAAAGGTTACACTGTTGCTCAAGCTAATGCCATTTTAGAACTGCAAAAAGCTAAAGGAATGAGTGCAATTTTGTCTAAAGATGAAATTGATAGCGCACTTAGAAATCTCAAGATCATCGAAGAACAACAGGAGCGAGAAGATAAATTAACTGAAGCTAAAAGAAAGCAGACGCAGGAAATTGAAAAACAAGCAAAACTTACTAAACGCTTGGTCGGTATTTCCGGTCAATCCGGTATTGGCACTGGTCCACATCTTGACGTCCGATATGGTGGTTCAATGTCGGGACAGAAAGTTTCTAATGAACATCTGGCACGTTTGCAGGCAGGTGGTAAACCTTTAACTTCCTACAAGATCAGTTCTAATTATGGTCCACGGAAAGCCCCTACTAAAGGGGCTTCTTCATTTCATAAGGGTATTGATTTTTCAATGCCTGAAGGAACACCAATCACGACCAATGTTGCTGTGAAAGATATCAAGACATGGTATGACAGCAAGGGAGGTGGTTATGTCAGTGAAGTGATCTTTGAGGATGGAGTGTCTCTTAAGCTTCTACATCAATCTCCCAAGATGCAGAGCAAGGTGAAAGGCGGTGCGAGTAAGGGCAGTGATAAGGCAGCTGGTGACATTCAGTCTCAACTAGAACGTCAACTAGATGCTCAGCGTTCACTAGAAAATGAAGTAGCCACTGAAGTTCAGCGCATCCAGAATAATTTACAAGTTAGATTGGAAGATGTTGATAAGGCTGGGTTCTCACCAGAACGAACAGCTGAAATTAAGGCAGAATTACAGCGCCGTGCTGATAATGATGTGGCTATTGCCAAACAAGCAATTAGAAGCAAACTGGAAGACTATAAGGAGTTCCAGAAAACCGAGGAGCAGTTACTTGAGGAGAGCTTTAACCGTAAAAAGTTCAATGCAGCTCATGACATTGAATTAAGTAAGTCTGAGCAGAAGCAAGCCGTTGAATTGCTGGAACAGCAAAAACAGCAAGAGTTAGGGTTATTAAAACTAGCTCAGGAACAGCGTTTATTTCAGGCACGTTTATCATTGCTTTCTGAAACCCAAGCCATGCAGGAGAGGTACAGACTCGAACGGGAGGAAATTCTTAAGAATACCAAGCTTTCTATAGAAGAGCGGCAAAAGCTAATCGCATTATCTAAAGCCAATCAGGATAAAGAGACACGCGATAAAGTGAATAATGCTGCTCAAAACTGGGGTAATATCCAAGCCGATATGAATGGTACCGGAGAATTTTTCAGACAGGATCAGGAACGATTTAGCCGTTTAAATGCTGCAAATGATTTAGCAGATAGTCAATTTGCTGCTACCGACCTGAATGAGCAAAACTCTTTAGATGGTTTGAATGCTCAATTCGAAGCTGGACTAATTAAGCAGCAGGATTACGAAAACCAGAAAACAGCTATCATTCAAGCTGCTCAAGATCAACGTAATCAGATTGCTGCTGAATATGCAAAGAATGCTCAGGATATTGAAGATAAGTATCAACAAGATCGCTTGAACACTCAAATTGCATTTGGTGGCCAAATGATGGGTTCACTCACATCGATGTTTGGTTCAATGTTTGGCGAGCAATCAAAAGCATACAAGATCATGTTTGCTGCTGATAAAGCTTATGCCATTGCAGCTGCAGGTATTTCTATTCAGCAAAGTATTGCAAAGGCGGCTAGTGTTGGTTTTCCAGCAAATATCCCATTAATTGCAAGTGCTATTGCACAAGGTGCAAGCATCATTGCAAACATCCGGGCAATCAAAGATCAAGGCTTTGCTGAAGGTGGCTACACTGGTCGAGGTGGGAAATATGAAGTTGCTGGAGCTGTGCACAAAGGCGAGATTGTATGGTCCCAAGAAGACATTAAACGTTGGGGTGGTGTTGGTTTAGTTGAGAGAATGCGTAAGAGTGCAAACCCTGAAGCTTTTCTCAATAACAATGCTTCAGCTGATAGTGTCATGCGCCGTGCAATGATGAGCTCTAATGCCTTTATAGAAAGCCAAAAGCAATCTGATATCTTTAATCAACCGGTTCAAGATACTCAGATTATTTATAAGGGTAATAGAGACACACCTAAGTTAGCTTCTTCGGCAAATTCTGACCTGTTCCATGACGGTAAAGTCTATTTCTCATCCAATGGTTTAGTTCTGGATCGCTCAAATCTGGATGATGTTCAGGACTTTACTTCAGGACGTGCTTCACGCCCTCAAGCTGAGATTAAGCCTTCAATTGAGCCAGCTTCATCGATAATCAATTTCAAAATTGAAGTGATTAATCAGGTGAGTGGGGCGACAGTTGAAGCCGAACAACTGGATGAGCAAACAGTCCGGATCATTGTTAAAGATGAAATGGATAAGCAGCTTCCAAGAACGGTACCGAAGCTTGTAAGTGATCAAATTGGTAATCCAAACTCAACTATTAGTCGATCTTTGACTGAGAATACCACTGTAAGGCGTAACCGTTAACTATGTGAGGCCGCCGAACGGGGGGGGGGCATTTCACTACCTATACGCTGTATTCGACTTGCTTTCTAACGATATGTACAAAGTGTTTCTGACTTTCGATACACTTTGTTTCATATATTTAAGATATTTAAACGTTTATCAAGACGACGTTATTTGGCGTGTAGTTTTTCTAAAGTAATAGAATTAGACAGATTATGAAAGTTTCTGGCTTGACTACTTATCGGAACTACGATATTGACTTCGGTAGTAATTTCAACGTAATATTCGCGCTAAGAGACCTTCTTATTAATTAGTAAGAAGGTGTTTTCGTCTCTGGAGTGTATAGCCTTGGGAAAATTAAATCTAGTGTTAACTATAAAGATTATAGTCTCCTCAAATATGTGTATTCATCCGTAATAATTGCATATATTTGTTCAATAGACTTGTATAACAAACCTTGATTAATTCTATATAAATCATATTAGGCATACCATGACTGAATTTAAATGGCAAATTGATAGTATCCGTACTGTATTATTCTTTAACGGAGAAATTAATTTTAAGAAAAAAGAATGGTCGAAAAATATAACTGGGCTTGAAATTTCTAATGAAATGACCCAATCGGAAGAAAATGGACGTTTGATTCAATATGTTGAAATTACTAATCTTGATAGTAATAAGCAATTTAATTTGGTTTATTTAAAAGATCAAAGCTTAATTGATTTACAATTAGTATTTGAAAGAGATGAAAATTTTTATACTTTCAATGAAATAATCAAAGAGGTAGATTTTTTTTACGAAAAAATTAGCGTATTTTTTGATCAGCTCAATGAAAAGATTATTCGTATTGGTAATGTTGTTGAGCTTAGTATACCTGTTGATAATGAAAAAATAGGTTGTGATTTGTTAAGAAGTAATGTTTCTTATTTAAATAACATGCAGGAGGATTTAGAAGAAATTAGTTATAGAACTAATAAATCATATTTTATTGACAATATTAAAATTAATCAGGTTGTTCAGTATTCTAATGGTCAGAAAATGTCATTGGTGATTGATCCTAATATAGGAATTCCCAAGGCTAAAGTGCAAAAAAATATTCTAATGAATATAGATGTTAATACAGATGCTTCTCATAGATCTGAATTAGATTTCTTAAAATTCATTCCATTATTACAAGATTCAGTAAAAAAATTAATAAGAAATGGAGGTACTTATGTTAGTTGATACCTATTCAAGCTCATTAAGTTTACCTTCTTTTTCGAGTAATACACTAAATTCTATAAATCGTAGTACAACTGTAGTTTCTAATTATAATGGAGTTGCTAATCGCGTAAATAAAAGCGTTGAAAATTTCATTGATCATACTGAATCAATGCGTGTTTTTTTTAAAAGCTTTCTAAATAATCAATCAGATTTTCTTGCGTTTTTTTTATGCTTATGTGTCATTGGTTCTTTTCAATCATATGATCTTAGACTTGATAGTAAAGATAATATTATTTCACCTGAGATATTTAAAGATTCTAAAAATAGTTTCTGGTGGGATAAAAAACATTATTTTGAAATATATAAATTAGAAGCAACTAATAGAGGAAGAGAGGCTTCTGCATATATGACAGTATTAATGCATCAAGCTGTACAAGTTGAAGACCTTAAGTTTTTAAATAATTTTTTTCAAGAGTTAAATAAAAGTAGTTTAACTTCATGGTCTCTCATAGCTTTATTACGCTCAACAAATGTTTATAAAAATCAAATTTCATTGTGGAAAGAAATGTATTTATATACTCAGAACGTTGTTATAAATGAGGGATTAAACCCAAAACGTGAGATGTATGGCTTAGATCGCGGTTTAAATATATAAATTTTAGTTGTGAGTAAGCTTTTATAATGAATGCAAAATTTCAACTCATTAAAGACATTAATTATAAACCCAAAGACTCACAACTTGGAGTCATAATTAAAAAGGTAACATCAGAACAAAATCATACTGGTTTTGTATTTATTGAAGATAATAAATTAGTACTAGCTCATTTTGGCTGGCATGAAACCTATTTTTTTCAAAGACGTAATGACTCTGACGGTTATGCTATGTACTGGTTTGATTTAGAAAAAATTCCAGAAAGAACTCTTGTACATATAATTAATGAACTTGAACAAATTTCTCATAATAAAGATTTGAATAATAATGAAGTTTTCTATTTTCCTGCTCCTTATGGAATCGTAAATTTTGGTGGATCTAGGATCTCAGGAGGTGATTTTCTAAGTACCCCTAATACGGTAGGTGATAGCCTTACATGTTCAGTTTTTGTTAATTGTATATTTGAACAATCCGGTTTTCCAATCCTAGATTTAGATACCTGGAAAACAACAGAGCAGGACATTGAATGGCAAACTAGTATTCTTGATAAATTAATTGGAAAATTGAGTCCAGAGTTTATGCGGATACAGCGTGAAAATGTAGGTAAAGTTCCGCGGTTACGTCCAGAACAAATGGTTGGAGCATGTTGTGTTTTTGATTATGAGCTAGTTGATTTTGATACAGCAGATAGTGCAGCAATAATTGTTTTAGAGCAATTAGAAGCGCTAGGTTGTTAATAAATAAATTTAATTTTAAGTGATGTTTTTGTATTTATATTCAAAAGTAATATCTATTAATTTCTAAAAATTAATCAAGTTAACTTTAATAAAAGAACCCGCGAAAGCGGGTTTTTTTATTACCTGAAGGAAAGTTATGTACAAGTTAAAGCTAAATCCTCAGACCAGCGGCTATGGCGTAACACCGGGTGATGATGTGAAACGTCAGCAGATGGACGGCGGTCGTGGTCGCTATTACATCGATGTAAAACGTAATAGCCACATTGTTGATGTGAACTGGAATTTAAGTAAAACCGATTTCAATAAAATGATGGCGTTCTGGCGGGTATACCAGAACAAGCCAGCCTCATTTTATGCGGATCTGGTGATTGATCAGGGAGCTCGTCAGCAATACCTGTGTAACTTCATTCCGAACTCGTTCAAGACCAATGAAGTGAATGGCAACCTTTACCGGGTAAATGCACAGCTCGAAGTTGTTCAAAACCAGCCTAACCTTACTGCCGATATCGCTTTGATTAAGGATTGGGAGGTCTAATGGATAACGAATATGCCAAATTCTTTTTCAATCGGAAAGTTGATGTCTATCAATTGGAGTGTATTGAGCTTTCTCATCCTTCTTTTATGAATACATACCGAATAGTCCGTAATGATGACCGAGGTGTTTATGTTCAACATAAGGAGGGATCCGGTCAGGTCTATTATGAATTTTTGCCAGCATCTATTCAAAGATCCGGAATGCTGGGTGATCTGGACCAGACATTAACAGTCTCTATATCTGGTTTAGGTGATGTAATGCCGGATGAGTTTGAACGGGTAATCGAAGGCCAATATCCCGATGTAAAGCCAACAGTAAATTACCGGATTTACAGTTCAGACAATCTGAATTCTCCAATGTTTTATTTACTCGGACTACAACTCTCAAGTGTCGCCATGAACCATAAAGCTGTGACATTCAAGGCTGAATCACCACGATTAAATACCACTAAAACTGGGGACATTTTTGCACTGGATCGCTTTAGTGGTTTGAAGGGGGCTATATGAAAAGTCATGATCATTTGCTTGATAAGCAATACGATGACGAACACTACAACTGTGTTCACTTTGTTCATGAAGCTGCAATGGACCTATACGGCATAGATCGGGCGGAAGCGCTTGAACTCTTTATGCAGCCTAAGGGCAAAATTACTTTTTTATCTTCACGGTTAAAACTTTTAAATCCGCTACCCATGCCCAAGGAAGGCTGCATAGTCGCCTTCCATCCGAGACAAAGAAATAAGCCCCCGCATGTGGGGCTTTTTCGTGGGCAAAAGATTCTTCACCTCATGGAAAGCGGAGTCACTTATTTGCCTGAAGAGGTTGTGATGGGAATGGGGTTTAATCGGGTCAGTTATTATGATTAAAGTTATTTATAAAAAAGACGCTTTGTCTGAAGAAAAGACAATTGAACAGGCTCAAACCATTGGACAATGGCTCACTTCAAAATATGAACATATGCCTGAACATGTGCGTATCTTTCATACTACAAGCAATATGGATCATGCCGAAATTTCATTTGCGAATGAAGTCACACCAAAGAATGCATATGACTTAAAGCAGCTTGATTTCTTACCGGGCACTTTTATCGTAGTTGAGAACCCTAAATGGGTCGCGGCTATTGTTTCGATTGTGATTAGTATTGCGATCGCATTTTTAATGCCAACGCCATCAATAGCACAAACGACTCAAAATACTAACCAGTCTTCTTCAGCAAACAATGAACTTTCTAACCGGGAAAACAAGATCCGGGTGAATGGTCGTATTGCTGATAACTATGGAGCTGGGTGGAATACTCCCGACCTAATCGCAGTACCTTACAAGGTATATGAAAACAACGTTGAAGTTGAGCATGTAGTGGGCTGTATTGGGCGTGGACACTATAAAATCAATGGAGCTTATGACGGTGAAACCAATATTGTCGATATTGCTGGCGCATCGGTAGAAGTCTTTCGACCAGGTGTAGATATTGTTTCAGGTGAGCCATATTTCTCGCTTGGTACCGAAATTACCACGCCGCCACTAACGGTTCAGCATCAAACTTCTGTTAATGGCCAAGTTTTACGTCCTGCTGATACACAATCTTTAGAAGGTACGAACTACCTTCATTTTGCATATCCAAACGAGATTCTTCGGGCAACGGCAAACAACACAGATTTAACCACTAAGTTTGTAAGTAATGACCGCGTAGAAATCACCAATGCCTCATTCACGTTTAATGGCCAGACTTTTGATTTAAATGGTACTTATAGCGTTCTATCGGTAGCTGATGACCGTATGACGTTATCAAATCCGGCGGCCGTTAATGCTAACTGGTTAAAGCTTAAAGAGTTAAATAACCAACAAACTGCAGCTTTGTCACCAAAGATCAGTTCAATAGGTGAAAAATGGATTGGTCCATTCATTCTGGACAATGTTGAACGTAGCCGGGTGCTGTGTAATTTTGTGGCCACCAATGGACTTTATACCGTTTCTTCAGGTGGGAATCAGGCCGCTGTTAATGTCACGATTGAAGTTGAAGTAACACCGGTAAATGAATCTGGTGCAGCGATTGGTAATCCGATGCTGAAGCAGATCATTTTGAAAGGTTCGGCAAAGTCACGTCAGACCGTTGGTGCAACACTTGATATGGTCACGTTTCAGGGGCGTTGTAGTGTCCGTGCACGCCGTTTAACTCCGACTCCGACAGTCACAACAGTTGTTGATGAAGTAAAGTGGCAGGCGCTTTACGGTGCTTATCCTTTACAAAGCACAGTGTATGAACATGAAACGGTTTTTCGTGCGCGTACTTATGCAACCACTGGAGCTTTATCTGTTAAGTCCCGCAAGATCAATTTTGATCTTCAGCGAATGTTGCCGACTTATAAAAACGGGGCAATGACAACAGAGCTATATCCAACGTCTAGCTTTGCTGATGCTTTGGTATCTATGGCACTCGATGACAAGATTGGCCGCCGTTCGATCGATGAGATTGATCTTGAAAACATCTATCGGACCTATAATGATGTAGTTGATTATTTTGGTACGCCGCTAGCGGCTGAGTTCTGTACTACCATTGATGATACGAATCTATCTTTTGAAGAGCTGGTTACCAATCTTTGTGATGCGGTGTTTTGTACTGCATATCGGCAAAACAATAAGCTCAAGCTTTATTTTGAACGGCCAACTGATAACTCGGTAATGCTGTTTAACTTCAGGAATATCATTCCGGATAGTTACAAGCATGACCTGACCTTTGGCGTGATGGATGACTACGACGGACTGATCTATGAATACACGGATCCGACCGACGATAGCCGTATCAATATCTATTTACCGGATAAAGGAGCCAAAAACCCAAAAGAGGTGAAATCTGTTGGTGTACGAAACAAGTGGCAAGCGCATTTCAATGCATACCGGATTTGGAACAAGATGCGCTTCCAGCGCAAATCCATTACCTTTGATGCGGCACCAGAATCAGAATTACTGGTTTTACGTGACCGGATTGCTGTAGCGGATTATCGCAATGGTATTCATCAAAGCGGCGAGGTGGTACAGCAAGAAGGTTTAATTCTCACCCTAAGCCATGATGTCGATTTCATTGCAGGCAAGAGTTATGTGATTTATTTGCAAATGGGGGATGGTACCGTGGACCTGATTCCCGTTACGCCGGGTTCAGCCAAGAACAAAGTAGTTTTAGGGCGTTTACCGAACGGGGCCTTAAAGCTTAGTCCCGATGACTTTGTGAATACTATCTACACCGTAGTTAATGACGATACTAAAGGCTCATTGCCTTATCTGGTTGCAAAAAGAGAACCTGCTGACCAGTTCTCTAATACCATTACGGCAATTAATTACGATGAACGTTATTACCTCAATGACAAGGACTTTATTGATGTGCCAGTAGATGATTCACCGATTTACATTCGATATGACCAGCTGGATATAAATCTGGTGCGTTTGTATCAGATGCAAAGAGGTGATTTACCAACGACTGGCGAAATCAGTTTTGTAGTTGAAGCAGGTGCACTGGTTTCAAGTTCAAGTTCTTATCGACCGGAAACCAGATTTGTCTATAAATTCGACTATAACTCTAGTCCTGCAAAACGAGAGTATATCGTTCCAGCTGCCTCAGAATTACCGGCGATAGATACAGGGGAGTTCCCGCCCGATCTGGTGGTAAATCTGACGATTAAAGGTGCTGTTGTTGGACGTGGTGGTGATGGAGGATTGCCACATTTGGCATTTGGTGCATGGTCTACCGATCCGGATTATAACTTTACCAAAACCCGCCGTGATGGGTATCAGGGAGCACCCGGTTTGTTGAACCGGCACAGTAAACTAAATCTGATTATTGATGGTGGAACTCTGGCTCGAGGCGGATCTGGTGGCGGCGCAACACCAAGCGGTATTTACACTGAGTTAACATATGGAGTCCAAGGTATACCCGGTGGAGCTGGTGCACCATTTGGACGGGTCATGACGGGACAGCCCATTTCAAATGACTCGCAAGACTGGCGTTGGTACTTAAATGGTGACTTTATGGTTGTCAAAGTAACCGATGCTGAAGCTGCAGTGCCCGGTAAAGGTTACCGAACCCAAAATGACCGTTATGGATCTCCATTATCAGGGGATGGCGGAAACTGGGGCGAACGTGGTACCAAGTCTACCAATGATGGAACATGGAACTGGAAATACCATGGCACAACTGAAGGTCAGCCGGGACCGGGTGGACCTGCAATTGTTGGGGTGGCACCTCTAACAACTCAATTGATTAACGGAGGGAAAATCTTACAAACCCTTTAAACCTTAAGAGAACTTTGAGCACCCAATTCGGGTGCTTTTTTATTGTCTAAAAATATCTGGAGAAATAAATGGAACCAGTTTCTACTAGCGGTTTTACAGCATTATTAAAATTTTATGGGTTTGCAATTGTGGTGGCTTTGGCTGCGAGCTTGGTTGTAGCAGTTGTATTAATGACACGTATGCCGCGTTCACCACAAGAGTGGGCTGTAGGTTTAATCTGTACGGTTGTATCAAGTTTGGCAGGTGGTTCATTCATTATTGTGAAGTGGGGGCTTCATGAATGGGTTACTGATATATGGGGGATGATTGCACTTGGTGGATTCTTCTTTGTTTGTGGTTTACCCGGTTGGGCTTTAGTCCGCTGGATATTTAACTTTATTAACAAACAGGAAGGTAAGACGATTATTGAAGTACTTAAAGAAGTTAAGAAAGCCAAAAACGATATTACGAACAGTTAATACCGCCTTCGGGCGGTTTTTTATTATCTAAGGAAAAGTGAAATGAACATTGAACAATATCTTGAAGAGTTAATTAAACGTGAAGGCGGCTACGTCAATAACCCAGCCGATCGAGGAGGTGCTACTAAATACGGTATTACTGAAGCAGTTGCTCGAGCAAACGGATTTAAGGGCAATATGCGAGATTTACCGCTTGATGTGGCCAAAGCCATTTATAAAAAGCAGTACTGGACAGCTCCGCGTTTTGACCAAGTGAATACAATCAGTTCAGCAGTTGCTGAAGAACTTTTAGATACTGGTGTTAACTGTGGAACTGGATTTGCAAAACCTCTTTTACAACGAGCTTTGAACTTACTAAACAATCAAGGTAAAGCAGGTTGGCCAGATTTAACAGTTGACGGAATTTATGGTCCAGCAACTCTTAATGCACTCAAAACTTATCTGGCCAAGCGTGGAAAAGACGGCGAAAAAGTCCTGGTGCGTGTTCTTAATATCATGCAAGGGCAACG